AAGATGTTATGGCTGGTGACGCTAAAAGTGGCGCTGAAGCATGGAAGCAAGCACGAGGTGAATACTCAAAGCTAATGAAGGGCGAAGTATTTGAAAAGATGCTTGAGAATGCTCAATTAGACGTTAGTAAGTTTACTGCGTCTGGCTCTGAAAATTCACTTGCACAGCAATTGCGCCAGTTAGCTAAAAACGATAAGAAGATGCGCTTGTTTACTGCTGGTGAAAGAGATGCAATTAAGGCTGCTGCTAAAGGCGGCAATACTCAAAACCTTCTTAAATTCTTTGGTAGGTTTGCACCTACTGGCCCAGTAAGTAGTATGTTTTCTGGTGGTGCAGCAGTATATGAGCCTACTATCGGTCTGCCAATAGCTGCTGGTGCTACTTTATCAAGAATTGCTGCTACTAAAATGAGAAAAGGAAGTGTCGAGGATTTGGCTAACATGATGCGCTCCGGTGTAATGACTAAGCCACCTGCTTCACCATATCCTGCTATTACCGCAACTCGTGGTCTGCTTTCTCCACAGATTAGTTCTGAAGAACTCCAACAAATTTATGGTGGTCAATAATGGCAAAGACAAAGATTAGTGAATTCGACACAAACCCTGCGTTAAATACTGACATTGACAGTATTAACATTGCAGAGGGATGCGCTCCTAGTGGCATTAACAACGCTATTCGTGAGCTTATGTCGCAACTCAAAAATCAGCAGTCAGGTACAGACGGCGATAGCTTTACTGTTGGCGGTAATCTTACTGTTTTGGCTCAAGGTGATGTAAGGCTATCTGATGCTGACTCATCTAACTATGTTGCATTGCAAGCACCTACTACGTTAGCTGCAAACTATACGCTGACAATGCCTACGGCTGATGGCACAAGCAGCCAAGCTATTAAAACGGATGGAGCTGGCACATTATCGTTTGGTAATTGCGTTTCAACTGTAGGTTGGACAGGCGGTATTGTATCTGTAGCTACAGCAACAACTACTCCTGCACTTACTGTTGCAGGTACGTCTGGCGGTGTTCCATATTTTAGTAGTGGCTCAACTTGGACATCATCTAGTGCGTTAACTGCAAACGCTATTGTCGTTGGTGGTGGTGCTGGAGCTGCTCCTGCTACAGTTACTACTGGCACGGGAGTAGTTACTGCTCTAGGTGTTAATACAGGCTCCGCAGGTGCTTTTGTTGTTAATGGTGAGTTAATACCAGCAACAAATGGTGGCACTGGCTTAACTACTCCTGGCACTAGCGGTAACTTCCTGCAATCAAATGGGTCTACATGGATTAGTACAGCAGTCACGCCTAGTATTTCATTAGTTGTTTCAAGCAGAACATCTAATACAATATTAGGATCGTCTGATAACAGTACGTTGATTAATGTAACAAGTGGAACTTTTACACAAACAATATCCGCAGTTTCAGGTTTGGCTGCTGGATGGTATTGTTATTATAGGAATACTGGTACTGGTGTAGTTACAATTGATCCTAATGGCTCTGAGCTTATTGGTGGTGTAACTACTGCTGCTTGTAATCCTGGTGATATTTGGCTAATTCAATCTACCGGCACTGCGTTTCTTCTTAGTCGTTTGGTTGGGAATAATTCTGTTATCTATACGTCTGGCTCTAATACATTTACCGTACCTGCTGGTGTGTATCGCATTTATGCTGAATGTTGGGGTGGGGGTGGTTCAGCATCACAATCTCAAGGAGCAGGAGCTGGTGGATATGTAGCAGGTTGGATTAATACAACTCCTGGTAGTACGATAACTGGAGTAGTTGGAGCTGGTGGGGTAGTTGGTGTGCCACCTCCGTCGAGTCCTGGTGGTTCTGGAAATGACACTACATTCTCTACATTTACTGCTGGTGGTGGACAGTATGGTAGTGCAAACGCAACTGGTGGATCAGCATCTGGTGGAACTATTAACATAGTTGGTGGTAATGGTTCATCAATGTCAACGAATGTTTATGTTACTGCATTTGCATCAGGTGGATCAGCACCAAATGGAGGCTCTGGATTTTCTGGTATTACTGGTGGTAATGGCGCAATACCTGGCGGTGGTGCTGGATGTGGTTCTGGTAGCACGGGATCGTTTACAGGTGGTAGAGGTCAAATTAATGTTTGGTGGGTATGATTATGTCAGACGTTAATCCTCAAGAATTCGGCGCATTGCAAGCAGATGTTAAGACATTAACTGCTGAGATTCACTTACTCCGCAAAGAGATGGCCGATGTAACGGCTATGCTTAATCAAGGCAAAGGTGGCATTTACATGATTGTATTTGCTGCTGGTGCTTTAGGTTCCGTTATTACCATGAGCGTTAAGAAACTATTTGGTGGATAAATGGATCCCATAACTATCGGCGCAGCGGTTGCTATTGCTAAAACTGCTGTAGCCGGAGTTAAAGAGCTAATATCATTAGGTCACGAAATCCAAGATTGCTATCACGATATAGCAACATTTTTCGATAAGCAAACAGAAGTTGAGCTTGCTGTCATCGAGCAAAAAAAGCAGAAGCTAGAGGCCGTTAAAAGCGGTTCTCCGCAGCGTAGTGCTACCGCAGAGGCGTTAGAAGCCACATTCGCAAGTAGAGAGATGATCAGGCTAGAAAAAGAGCTTAAAGAGGCTCTAATCTACGGTAGCCAGGAATCAGGTCTTTATGACGAGATGTGCCAGCGTCGAGATGCAATTATCCTAGAACGAAAACAAGAGATTGAAGATGCAGAGCGTGAGGAACGTATGCGTCTGGCTGCTATTCGTCGCAAGAAAGAACAAAGAATTCAGAATATTCAAGAATGGCTGGCTGTAGTGCTAGGCGTATCTCTTAGTAGTTTCGTAATGTATGCGGTATGGTGGATGTTTAAAAACGGGGGTAAAGACTAATGATGACTCTAATTACTACGCTAATCTCTTTCTTGTCAGGTGGCTTGCCTAAGCTCTTGGACTTCTTTCAATCTAAGCAAGACCAAAAGCATGAGTTAGCATTAGCGCAATTGCAGATGACGCAGCAGCTAGAGATGGCTAACAAGGGCTTTGAAGCTCAAGCGCATATTGAGGATATTAAGACTGAGCAAATTGGTATCCAGACGCAAGCAGATGAGCGCATAGCGTTGTATTCTCACGACATTGAGATTGGTAAAGGTGCTAGCCAATGGGTAATTAATGCCCGCGCTATGGTCAGGCCAACAATTACTTATGGACTATTCCTGCTACTCGTTGCTATTGATATTGCTGGTGTCTGGTATGCCTGGACGCAAGACGCTCCGTTTAAGGAGATGATGGACTTGGTTTGGGATGACGAAACTCAGATTGTGTGGGCTTCCGTAATTTCGTTTTATTTTGGCACAAGGGCTTTTCAAAAATGACAATAGGCGTTTATGCTGTAATTAATACAAAGTTAAATAAACTTTATATCGGGAGCAGCTCCAATGTTGAAAGGCGTCTTATACATCATAAGTCGCATATAAAAAATGGTCATAAAACAATGATTACAGCATTGCGTAATTTAAAACTCAATGTTGAAGATTTTATTTTTAAATTAATAGCAAAAACAGAAACAATTGAAGATGCAAAAAAGTTTGAAACTAAATTAATTCAAGCTGCTTGGGATAGTGGTGATCTTTATAATTTAGCACCTCATGCTGACGGAGCAACTGGCATAAAAAGAAATATTGAAACATATAAAAATGGTGCAGCCAAAAGAAATAGTGATCCTAATTATGCAAAAAAACTAAGTCAAGCATGCAAAGGGAAGCGACAAATAGTAACTTGCCCAAAATGCGGAACATCTGGCGGTGGTGGCAACATGCGAAGATATCATTTTGATAGATGTAAGAAATGAAAGTAAGCGACAAGGCACTTAAAACCATAATTCACCATGAGGGTGTTAGATATAAGCCATATCTTTGCCCTGCTGGTTTATGGACTGTCGGAGTTGGTCACGTTTTATATCCCAAACAAGGACTATTACCAGTGGCTCAGAGAGGCTCTATTGGGCTGCGTGTCGAGGATTTTAGACAGTTTACGAAGGACGAGGTAAATGCGATTCTTAAAGCAGATTTGCAGCGTTTTGAGCGAGGTGTACTACGTTATTGTACTAATTCTCTTACTCAAGGGCAATTCGATGCTCTCGTCTCTTTTAGCTTTAATGTAGGGCTAGGTACATTGCAGCGTAGTACGTTGCGCCAAAAACACAACCGAGGTGATTTTGAGGGCGCTGGTAGTGAATTCATGAAATATACACGTGGCGGTGGTAAGGTTCTAAAGGGTTTAGTTAATCGTCGTAAAGATGAAAGATCAATGTATGGCTACTAAAAAAATACCTGCTGACTGTATGCCGATGTGCCAAAGCTGTTCATTTTTTGAACGTGAGAAAAATGAGGATGTTGGTATTTGTAGACGGTTCCCAC